TGTCTGTTGATGGGAAAGCTGCTGCAGGGTCTGCTGCATATTGCTCACCATTCCATGCTGTTGTTGTTGGTGCCTTTACTTCGTTAAATCCTGTTAAATCATTTCCGTTTGTCATTGTATTACTCCTATAGGTTATTTATTTAAGCGGGACTAGTATTCCGCTCATCCCCCTATTATAGCATTTAGTTGATTAAGATCTGTATATCTGATGCCAGCAATCGTCACAAATATCTATGATAGGGCCTTCTGGCTTTGAAGTAAGTCTGGTTGCTTTTTTACCGCATCCCGCCATTTCACATAATCCGCTAAACATTATTTAATGCCATTTTTAGCAGGGCCTTGTTTATAGGGGCCTAGGTCAGCCTTAATTGACCCATCTTTTCTAATTCTAACTATTCTGCCATCTTTAATAATTGTTTTATTAAAAGGGTGTTTTGTTTTGCCTTTTTTATCAGCCATTACTTTTTTCTATTATCCTTACTATATATCTTATTACTTCGTTTGGTCTCCATTCTGGAGGCAATTCTAAATATCTAATTTCGTCTGCTATTTGTTTTCTATGTCTTTCATCTAAATAATCTTCAATCTTATCCATAGACCTATTCTAGCATTTATGGGGTAAAGGGGCAAGACCCTTGCGAGTCCTGCCCCTTTAATAGAAGATTTACTTCTTTAGTGCTACCTTTAGCTTAGGGAACTTCTTGTTCCACTTAGTTGCAAGCGCATTGTATTCCGCCTTGTATTTTGCTGCTGCTGTTGCTGCTGCTAGATCAGATGCTACCTTAGCGGTAACTGTTGCTGAATCTGATACTGCCTTTGCATCTGCAAGTGCCTTATCTGCTGCAACCTTATCTGCTGCACGTCCAGCACGTTCTGCTGCAAGTGCTGCATTAGCAACTGCAAGTGCTGTGTTAGCAGTTGCAAGTTCTGCGTTCTTTGCTGCAAGTTCTGCTGCAATATCACGAACTACAATTGTAGCACTTACAGAACCGACTGGCGCTGAGAGACCTGTTACGGCTGTTGCTACTGTTGCATAGGCAACTACTGTGATTGAACCAGTTGCAGGTACTGTTACAGTCTGCTCTTTTGTTCCAAGTGTTGCTGTTGCTGTGTCAGTAGTTAGCGCTGTTGCCAGTGCTGCTCCAGAGCTTGAAACCAAAGTATTAATTGTGGCCCCACCCTTTAGATTACCAAACACGTCGTATCCTGATACCTTGAGTACCTGTGATGTACCTGCTGCTGCTGATGCAGGAGCGGTTAGTGTAATTGAGTTCAAAGCACCTGCGGTACCTTGTACGTAATAAACTGTTGTAGTTCCAGCACGAGTAATCGATACTGATCCTACTGCTGTACTTTTAGTATATACATAAAAGTCTGCTGATGTTCCAGTTCCTGTTGCAATTGATAGCGTTGAGGTTCCAGATGATGCTGTTACTGCTGCACCAGATGCTGCAAGCGCAGGAACAAGTGTTGCATTTACTGCAACTGCTGTTACTACTGTTCCAGTGTCTACTGCTGTTACGGCAATCTTCAATGCATCTGCTGCATCGATGCTGTTATCTGCTGGTACTGGTAGTGCTACAGGTGTTGTTACTACTGTTCCACCTGTTGCTGCAGATCCCGCAACCGTTAGGGTTACAGTTCCAGCGTTAGCGATAGCTGCTGGCGATACAAGCATTGTGCTAGTCAGGGCTGCAGCGATGATTAGCGATACTTTCTTAAATGAGTTCATTTAATTTATTCTCCTTATTTCTTCTGCCTCTTATATGAGCACAGAAACTTAGTGTAATTCATGTAGCTTTACATGAAACGAGCAGGGATCTCCGCCTTCTTCCCATTCTTGCATTTCTTCATCTGACATTGGTGGGCCGTCGTGTGTTTCGCAAAACACATCTGATATCCAACCCCGATCATAACCATTCTTAAGCCATATTTCAAACTCTAAATGATTAGCATCTTCTGAATCAAATTCTAAATCCATTCTTCCAACTCCTTTAATAGGAGGTGTTTAGGTTTAGCACCAACAATTGTTTTTACTGGTTGACCAGACTTAAATAATACCATAGTTGGTATTGAATGTACAGAGTATTCCTCCATTTTTGCAGGATTCTCATCAATATTTAACTTACCGACCAGTATCCCACGCTCATTCGCTATCTCATCTAGGATTGGTGAGAGCATTTTGCAAGGCCCGCACCAATCTGCCCAGAAGTCGACAAGAACTAGATCGTTGGAACTAATGACTTCGTCAAAGTTGTTATCAGTTGTAATCATATTAGCTCCTTTTAAGTTAGTTAATCTTTTAGTTGTGATGCTTCTTCGTTAAATCTATCCATAAACATTTGGATAACAAAGAATGCGGTTCTTGAAGCATTTTCTGCAAGAGCGGCATTGGACTCATCTGTCCTAACATCTTCTGGCAATTCATTTGCCCAGCGCTGATAAAGCGCTACAGCAACATCGCTAATTATCCCCTCAAGGATTGTTGTCTTGTCTTCAGCCATTTAGTGCTGCCTGAAGATTAATAAGATTTGCCTTAGCAATTCTTGAGTTCTTTGTAGGAGTTGAAGTTTTTAGCAACAAGTTATACAAATCTGTGTAACCTAGTTGTGACTTTGCTGCTTTTACTGTAGCCCATGAAGTTGCTCCAACCAATACGGATGCTGATGATCCTGCAAAGTTTGTTTTCTTGGCGTTTAGTCCGTATAGAACTGTTGTTCCACGAGCATGGAAGTCCACAAGCAAAGCATCGTGGTTTGAGTAAGATGCTACAGAGTTATCTGGCATGGTCGCTCCCATTGCAATTGATTCTGGCAAACATGCTGGCCAAGAAATTCTTTGGTAGTCTCTGTTGTTACCTGCTGGAAAAAATACACCTACACCTAGAGAGTTTAGTAACTGAACCTTTGATTGAGTTGTTGGTGTCTTAGGGCAGTAATCTGTTCCTGCTGCACCTAGAAAGTGTGATCCTTGTGCCATAGCAACAGACTGAATATTAAATTTAGACTGGTTGTCTGCCACCCACTGCAAAGCATTGAATACTGTTGCTTCATTAGTGTATTCTCTTGCTCCATTTTCACGCTGACCAATGATTCTAATGAAAACAATGTTTACATTAGGATTTGTTTGAATTGCTTGATCTGACATCAAAGTTCCGTGATCAAATCCTCCAAGGGATAGGCGTGATACTGGCAATGTTGCTGCTCCAGGGCCTTCCATCTTTGTTAGACCATTAGGACAACGAGCTGTTGAGCCCTCAATAATTTCAATTAGACATACTTCATAAACAACACGAGAATTAATCTTTTGCTGTGACATGTCAATCGCTGTATCTAGGATTGCTATTGTTGGTACTGATGTTGATGTGCTCTTAATATTAACTTTAGGAGCAGCATTTGCGGTAATTGGTAGTGCTAGTGTAAGGGCTACGAGAGCCGTGATTAGTTTTTTATTCATAGTACCTATTCTACTAAATATTGACAGGTTGTCAATAGGTTATTCGGGGTCTTTTGTATCTAATTTAGCCTTGTACCATTTTCCAGCGTCTAAGTCTGTTGGTCCCTTTAGGCCTTGAGATTCTAATAGATTAGTTAAGCTTTGTGAATACAACTCAACCATCATTTCAAGCCTCACCATGTGCATTTCGAGCAGTCTTAATCTTTCTGACTTTCTCATTCCATTGCCTCTCTGTCTACGGGGGTAGGTGCTGTTGCAACACTACCACAACTAACACATTCCATATCTAGGAAGTATGTAGCAATTTCAAAATCTTCAAAAATAACTTTAAGGCTCCAGATGTTTGATCCGCAAGGGCATACGTGAGTAGGAGTTCCTCTTATATCCATAGAGTTGTCATAGCTCTCTGGACGAAGTTGTAGGATATCGTCAGTATGTGTTCCTTGACGCTCTACATCTTCTTTGTCTATAATTGCAATCTCATAGTTCTCTAGAAACAAATTTACATTTCTTTTAATCTTTGATACCCAGCGGTATACTACTAATGCAAGTATGATTACTATGAGCCATTTCATACTACTATTATACCTTAAACTTGGATGTATGTATAGGGGGCAGCTACGCTCATATTAAACTCAGTTGCTGCTTCTAATGCAGCCTTTAGTCTAAGTCTAGGGTTTCTTTGCTTCTTTGTTGCATGCAAGGCTCCAAGCGCTATCATTCCACCACTGCCTTCCGCCATATAATTTACAACATTCTCTCCAACATGAAAGTCTTCATCTATGGTAAAGAGCCTTCCGCAAACTCCAACTATAAAAATACCGCCTGAGTCTTCTTCTGATGATGAGCCAATGCTTCCGTATCCACCATCTTTAAATGCAACTTTAACAGAATCAATAAATTTAGTTCTCATAAACTTATCTAATCCAGAATTAGTTTTTGTTGGAGTATATTTTGGTGGAGTCCACGAGTATTGAAGAATCTGACCCATTCTAAAAGAATCAGTAAATGCAATGCCATACTGCCCAACTTTAAAAACTTTAGGCTCTTTTCTTGACAGGATCCAGCCAGTTTTATCATCTGATGCGGCGTGATCGGAACCCATATATACGGTTCCGTTTTGGGCGATAGCAACAATACAGGTCATACTACCAGTATACTAAATGAAAAATTATCTGTCCAGTTCGTCTAAATGATGCTCAAAATGTCCTAGTTCTATTAGGGTTGCTTCAAGCTCAGCCTTAATCCCAATTAATTCCTGGATAGCAGCATAATATTTATCTTTCCATTCAGTTAATTCTTTTTCAATCTTATATAATTCTATTTTAAGATCCTTTAAATCCATCTTTAAAAGATCTTGATCACGCTCAACTTGCCTTCTTCGTTCTTTTTTACTGTCCCTAAATGATGCTATCATCGCAGTTCCCATGCCAGAAACCAAAGCGGCAGATATAGCAATTAGTATAGATAAATAGTTTATTTCCATGATAAACTAATTATACCGTGAAATAAGTGCTAATTAAAGATTAAATAAACAACTCTGAAGCGGATATATCAGTGCCAATGTATCTCTTTTTGACAATAAAGTCCTTAACTGCTTCTGGCCCTAATTGTCTTCCAGATAGGATGACTACCCATCTAGGCTCAAACTTGGCAGTTATGCATGTCTCGCATAGGAATAGATTGATCGGCAACAATGAAGATTTCTTTACAGAAAGCTTATTCTTGCTTTTGTTGCAGCAATAACATAATATTTTTTCCATTTTTATAGTCCTTGTCCTAGTACTGTTCGGCTTGGTACGCCTTCTAATTCGCATCTTACTCCGTAAGATTCGATTAACTTTTTTACCTTCTGAAGATAATCTATAACCATCTCTTTACTATTTCCTGTATACTGTATAAAGTTATCTTCATACAACCTTAAGCAAAGAAACTCTGGATACTTTACGATATCCATTTGTAAATTTACTACTGGCTTCTTTATGCCTCTTACAGCAAGAGCCATTTCCTTATTGTAGAATACTGGCTTATTGGGTTCACCCGTCCACTGATTGATTCCATACTTGAAGTGATCCTTATCTTTATTTATGAATTCCATTTTTAGACCTTATCCTTTTCCAAACTTCTGGTGTCTTATGTATATTTCTTGATTTGTCTATGGCTCCAGAGTTTAAATAGATCCCGCCCCACACTCCTTGCTCATCATTTTCTACTCCAGCTTGGTAACACATCTTTGAAACTGGACAAGAAAGGCAGGCTTCATCAATGCTTTTTGCTATATTAATGTCTGCTTCATATTTATCATAGAATAAGTTTGTGTCCATACCTCTACAAATACCGAGGTGGAACCAATCAAAATCGTCTTCGTCTACGCCTAGTTCATCTAAAATGTCTGACATATTTTGTTGGCAACTTCCATATTCCGTTTTCGTTAACAGGAATTCTCTCTGTAACTCCCCATTGATCTTTTCGGAACATTCCTTTTACATCAGTAAATCCGCCTGCAGATTGTTTCCAGATTAGTAGATCATAGTTTTCCCAAAATGATTCTTGACTTTTGGTTCTTGATCTTTCCATAAATACTTCTACACCCTTTAGTGTAAGATTAAGCACTTGCTCCCCGTATCTAGTAAGTCCGCCTAGATTTGCTGGCCCACTAGGATTCGAACCTAGGACCTAGAAGTTAACAGCTTCCCGCTCTGCCTGCTGAGCTATGGGCCAAAGCAGAAACCGTAGTCTCTTGTATTATTATACATTAAAAACTACGGCTCTGTCAAGGATTTTATTTGTTTTTTTCTGTTATCTTAATTATATTAACTTTTTTAATTTCATCGTCGATATTAAATATATCTGCTACATAGTCTTTGGCGTCAGTTTCGTTAAAAGCCTCTACTTCTGCTTCTACTTCTAACTTAACCCTGTAGGTATTCATTACTTACCGCAGGTTGGGCAAACTTTTGGCTGAGATTTAGCAGTCTTTTTTGCTGGAGCAGATGGAGCAGATGCTGCAGATGAACCCTTAAACTTTGGGCGACCAAAGCCTACGATTGAAATCATTACTCCAGCTTTGTTCTTTTTATAAGCACGAAGTTGCTTGCAAGTCTCTCCACCATTTCTTTGGCTTCCAGCCTTCTTTGAAGAAGTATTACCTTCGATACACCAAACAGTTCCGTCTTCGTTATCTTTTACAACAATTCCAACATGAGAAATTCTATCGACGCCATCTGATGGGAAATCAAAATAGGCAATATCCCCTGGCTCTGGATCTGCAATGTCTCCATCAATCCATGCGCCAGCCTTCTTAAACGCTGCGGCTCCTCCTGGGGTATAGACAGTATTAGGAATCTTTACTCCTGCTTCATTTGCACACCAGTTAACAAATGATCCACACCATGGCTGAAAGTTTGCTTTCATAAAAGCGCCATATTTTGTTTCGTTATCTTTTGGACCTTCAATAGTTCCTAATTCTGCTGTAGCAACTTCAATTAAACGTGCTGCTGTACCTTGATCTGCCATTAGTCTTTGTCCCAATCTGTGTCTACTGGTTGCTCTTCTGGCATTGCTCCGTCTGGCTTTGCTGCTAGTCTTGCTGCGGTAGCATCAATTTCTGCCTCAAGCTTTTTATCAGCCTGTGTATTCTTTGCATCTACTTCTTTATTTGCTATCTGGGCTGCCATAATATCCTTGGCTCCTGAGTTACCGATTAGAATTCCTGCAAGTGTTCCTGTAATAAATGTTGCAATACTTCCAAGCACATTAAAAAACATCTTGTCATTTTCTGACTGTGCTCCAATAGGCTGTGTTACGAACAATAATCCGTAAATAATTCCGAGTGCTGTTAGAAACAGAATGCTTCCAAGGGTTATACCTAAAATAAACTTTAAACGAGCATCTAAGTCCGCTGGTGTTAGCTTTTCTTTAGCCATTTGTTATTTCCTGTTCTGGTGTAGTAGGTGTAATTTTTATTACATCTTTTGTGCAAGTCTGTGAGGCTTCACATTCTGGAGGATTACATTCTGAAAGTTCCCAATTTTTAGGATCTTGGCATTCATAGCGGTATCTGTTTAAAGAATCGCATCCAGTTAATGATAGCATTAATAGCCCAGATAGGGCAATAGTGATTAATTTCCTCATACCACTATTATACCCTACTCTGAGTTTCTATTTCTTATTGGGCTTGTAATTATCCAAAGAGCTGTAGTAGCCATGATTCCATAACCAACAATAGTCTTTGCACTTCCGTCCAGAACTACCCAAGCAATAAACATACCAAGAAGGGTCCATGCTTGGTCTACCATATCTTTTAGGATATTCTTTATTATTCTTACCATTTTCTTCCTCCTCGTGAACCTGGTGAATTAGCTCCTGATGAGCTTCCCCCAGAATTTCCTCCGCCTCCTGTGCCACCCCCTGTGGCTCCTCCTGTTGCAACTGCTGCGGCATTAATTGCTGCACCTGCTGCTACAACTGTTGCTACAACCATTTCAGTTGCCTCTTCTCTTTCTTCATCTGACATATCAGCACCTATACTACCTAGTGCTTGAAGAGCCGCTCCAGGATCTGAAAACGCCGTAGATAACAAATCTGCAGGATTTTCAAGTAATACTAATGAGGCTGCTACCTCTGCTGTAATAACAACTTCGTTACCATTTTCATCCTGCCTTACTTCAACTGGAGTAGATGCAGGTAAGTCTTTATATTCAATTCCAGATTCTTGAATTTGTTCTTTAGTTAAAGATTCTCCAGGAGCAATAGACTCTACGAGTGCATCTGCTATCAATTCCTTTTCTGAATTAGTTAATTTTCCATCTTCAGATAAAGCATCTGCAAGGTTTTGAACTTCTTCTGCAGTTACTTCACCATCACTTGCTAATTCATTTAAAATATCTTCTGCTTCCTCTGTATCTATTTTACCATCAGATAATGCGTCATCAACAGATTCTTCTACTGCTTCTTCTGATCCCGTCACAGGCTCTGTGTCAATTGGTTCTGTCTCCACAGGCTCTGTGTCAATTGGTTCTGTCTCCACAGGCTCTGTGTCAATTGGTTCTGTTTCCACAGGCTCTGTGTCAATTGGTTCTGTCTCCACAGGCTCTGTGTCAATTGGTTCTGTCTCCACAGGCTCTGTGTCAATTGGTTCTGTCTCCACAGGCTCTGTGTCAATTGGTTCTGTTTCCACAGGTGTTGTATCAACTGGCTCTGTTTCCACAGGTGTTGTATCAACTGGTGTGGTAGTTACTGGTGTAGTGTCTACAGGTGGCACGACTACGGGTGTAGTGTCTACAGGTGGCACGACTACGGGTGTAGTGTCTACAGGTGGCACGACTACGGGTGTAGTGTCTACAGGTGGCACGACTACGGGTGGTTCAACTGGTGCAGGTGGAGCAGGGGCTGGCAAGGGCGCTGGTGCAGGAACTGCATCAATTACTGTTTGTGCTGCTGCTACTATTGTAGGTGCGGTAGTTACTTTTTCTACGGCTGTAGAAACAATTGCAAGGTCTGCCACCTTTTCAGTTAATGTTGTGCTTGCTGCTGCTAGTGCCGTTACAGTATTTTGAGAAACAGTTGCAATAGGTGCAATAACTGTATTTGTATTTGCTGTATTTGTTGCAACAATAGCAGTAACTGCTGAGTTTAATGTAGCAATTTGTGCATTTGCTGTATCAATTGCTGCCAAGACTGTCGCATTGTCTGGATCAGGAGTGGGAGTAAATGCAGCGCCTTGACTAATTGTTCCAGTAAATCCCGTAGTAGTGCTTGTATTACTAATATTTGTTACGGGACCATTAGTAGTCTCTCTTACATTAAACCTAGCACCATTTGGTATTGGTCCAGTCACGCTTACATCTGCTTGCCATGCTCCATCTGCTGGATTAACATCGGCATTAAATCTAACTTGAGTCATTTGTGTCTCTGCTGTTTGCAAAGGATAAACTCTAAGATCCCAAGCAACGCTAAGAGTGTTTGTAGTTGTTGAATATGTAATTCCAGATCCATTACTCCAGGTGGTCCAGTCATACCCTGCTATAGAAATTGAAGGCGCATTCGGAGTAGAATAATAGTTTCCACCTTCATTTACCCCAAAGGTAATAGTGGCATTAGACCCAACGTAAACATTGTTGTATGTTACTCCGCCCATCTGTAAATTAAATGGAAGATTCATTCGGACACCAGCGTCATCTACATTAGATAAAACGTTTGTGGTAGTGCCAATGGTTGCCACTAGAGCATTGACTGCATCTTGAGCGTTATTAATTGCTACGTTTGCTTGAGTTAATTGTGTTTGAGCTTCTGTCCGTGCAGGTGTTACTGCTGCCACCGCAGTATTTGCTGCAGCTACTGTTACAGTAGCCGTATCTACTGCTGTCTGTGCTGATTGAACTAAAACTGTGGCTGTCTCTGATTGGGCAACTTCTGTTGCAATTGCTGTAGCTACTTGTGCAACTGTGGTTGGTGTTTCTGTCATTAATGGAGTTGCTGTTGATATTACTGTGGCTACCGCAGAATCTACGGTAGTAACGGCTTGCGTTACTACTGCTTGTGCCGCTACAACCTCTGGTGATTGAGTTGTCGCTGCTACTGGTATTGCAGCTACGGCTTGTGTAACTGCCGCTACTGTTGAAGTAATTGCTTGAACAACTGTTGTTGCAGTTTCTACGGCTGAGGATACATTTGATACTTCTGCTACCGCAGCCGTTGCTGCTGCTACCGCTGTATTTGCTGCTGCTACAGCAGTGTTAGACGTTGTTACTGATTCAACCGCAGTGGCTATAGTCACTGTTGCTGTATCTGATGCGGCTGCTGCCTGAGCAACTTCTGTAGTTGCGGTTGCAATGGCTGTGTTTACTGCCTGTTGTGCAGGGCTTACCACAACTTGTTCTGCAGGAGCAGGAGGCTCATTAGCATTAGCAAAGTTAGGGCTAAAAAGGAAAAGCCAGCCAATTATAAAAAGGCTGGTTAAAAAATACTGTAACTTTCTAGTCAACTAGGTATCTCCTAAGTAATGCAATATCTTTGCTTACTTAGTAATTATAGCAGAAGGCTAATTTAAATTACTTAGGATTATCTGTTTTATAAAAACCGTTACCTTTAAACTGTATACCAAATGGTGTAAAGTGTCTAGTCATTGGAGACTCACATTCAACACAAGTGTATCCTGGATCATTTTCTGTTATTGATCTGTTAACTGACATTGTTGCATGTGCATCATCGTATGAGCACTTGTATTCGTACACTGGCATTTTTTATCCCTTAATTATAATGAGCAGTTTGAGGACATGCTCAGGTCCATCCTGCGGGTAACGGCCCGCTATCTGCGACTCCCCGATGAAGGGGTGCAGAGTTCCATTATACTATTTCTTTCTCTTTCTCTCAACAGGAGATGCTACTACTTCTTCTGGTGTAAATGAATCGAGAATTTCAAATGTTTTTGGCTTTGCCTCTTCAGGAACATTTCTAATAACTAATACCTTTAGAATGCCATCAGACATTGCTACTGCTGCAACCTCCATAAATTCAGATAAAGAGAAGGTTCTTGCAAAAGACCTTGCACCGATACCCTTATGAATATATGTAGTTTCATTTTCAGATTCCGATGAACCCTTAATTGTTAGAACATTTTTTTCCTGTTCAACAGAGATATCTTCACGCTTGAATCCAGCCAAAGCCAGCTCAATCATATAGCTATCTTCACCTACCTGGGCCAAGTTGTATGGCGGATAGTTTGTTGAATTATGCATTACCTTTTCGAGATCTTTGAATTGGCGATCCCAGCCAATAAAAAATGGATCCTTAAAAAGATCCAATGTAAATGAGTTTACCATGTTATTCCCCTTTCAAGCGAATAAATTAATATACGGACCCTCTATTGAGCAGTCCGTATATTATTATAGCAAAATATTTATATCTTGTCTACTTCTTCTTAGCCCTTACTTTAGCAAGTGCTTCAAAGTCCTTTACCTTGGTATCCCCTAGGTATCCCCAAGCATATCCATCGGCAATCATTTGTTCATTGACCGATACTTTAGATCCGTCTAGGAATAGCCATCCAAGGATACGCCCGTATTTTTCTGATGAGTCCATTTTTTCTGTTTTAATAACAACAGTCTTAGATGCATCAATTGCCTTCTTTAAATACTCTTTAGACTCAAGGCCAAGTGCTTTTTCCATTTTGTCTGTAGTACGGCTTTCAGGAGTATCTATTCCCGCCAACCTAACTCGTGAGCTAAATGAGATATCGAATCCGAGATCGATTTCTACATCAATTGTATCTCCGTCTACAACCTTTGTAACCTTTTTAACGTAATACTCAAACATTACTTAGCCTTCTTGGTTGGCGCTTTCTTAGCCACTTTCTTTGCTGGTGCTTTCTTGGCCACCTTTTTTGCAGGAGCTTTCTTGGCCACCTTTTTTGCAGGAGCTTTCTTGGCCACCTTTTTTGCAGGAGCTTTCTTAGCAGCCTTCTTGGCTGGTGCTAAAATCTCATCTATGTTTACAGAATAGACATCTTCTTTAACTCCGAAAAAGTCCTTAAGCTTTTTTAAAACGTTCATTTTATTCTCCTTGTTTTTGTACTGCTTATGATTAGTATAGCATTTTTTTATTTGAGCGGATGATGAGAATCGAACTCACCCCTTCTGCTTGGAAGGCAGAGGCACTACCAATATGCAACATCCGCATTGTGCCGTCGGCAGGAGTCGAACCTGCGACCAAGACCTTAGAAGAGTCCTGCTCTATCCTCTGAGCTACGAAGGCATTTCATTAATCGTTTGGTATGTCTGGATTGAGATCCATTTCAATTAATCCCTTTTCTCTTGCAATCTTTTGTCCTTCAGGGGTAAGATGAATAGTTGCCTCTAGCTTTTCATTGTATTCAATTTCTACTAGGCCCTGCTCATACAACTCAATGAGTGACTTGTCTACATACTCTATGTGAGATTGCCACAACTCTGGTGCTAACTCTTTTGCTCTATCGCTAATTGAATAAATTATCTCGCCGCTTTCGTCAACGCCCTCAAAACTTATTGCACCTATTTCTAAGTAGTACGCAATCCTTGCATCATTTGCTTCTTCTTCGTTCATTTAGTCTCCCTGTGCAACATGTAGGACTTGAACCTACGATTACCGAATTATGAGTTCGGGGCTTTAACCAACTAAGCTAATGTTGCTTAGGTGTCTATTATAACGTGCCGTCTTCATTTTTGTCAATAGTTTCTTCTACTATCTGCTGTACATATTCTGAAAAATGTTTTCTTATATTTCCCATTGGTCTGTGGCCAGCGAGTTTCCATATTCTTTTATATTCAATTACGTTAGAGAATGTAGTGGGACAAAGAACTGTTCCATTATATTCTTTTAATACAGTTGGAAGTGGAACATGTTTGCCACAACATTTACATTCTTTTGCTTTTTCTTGATACGTGCTCATATTATTTGCATCCTGTCCATTGCGTCTTTTAAGTTTTCTGGCATTCTTGGAGCCCTAATCATATTATAGGAACTTGTTTCTCCGTCTGCTTCTTTTCCAAAATCATTGTCATAGCTCATTGATTCATAGGTATGAATGTTTACTTCTTCGTTTGTATCAAACTTACTTCTACTTATTGAGTTATAGATTGCTCCACATACAGCATCCGCCAAGTCTTTGGATCCCTTTCTAGGGTGGTCTACTCGATCTCTCATAATTCTTAACTGTAGTAGTTCATCAATTAACAAAGGTATATGTGGTCCGACCACTCTTTCTTCTGCAACCACCATAGCCATATCATCATAATGCTTTTTAGCGACAGATAGAATTTCAGTATTGATGCCATATTGTTTTAGTTGTTGCATCATATCATGTGAATTCCATCTGTCAAAGGTACATACACGAATCTTAAATCCTCGTGTCTTCAATGAAAGAATATAATCTTTAACTTCTGTAAAGTCTACAGACTTATCTTTTGTTGGGGTCCAGAATCTAACAGCGTCTATCTCAACAATTGGTGCTGGCTGAGAATAAGTGTCTGTTACTTTTACATTAACCCATCTGTTAACGTGTGCCATTGCAACTGCACAATGGTCATGCTTTTGAGCAAGGTCAACGTGTATAAAGTATTCTTTGTCTGGATCTGGTATAAACCATTCTTCTAGTCTACCAAAATTATCCACAGCTAGGTGCGCTTTGTTAAATGCTTTTTCAACCTTCTCTTTTGATTTAAAGAATGCGTCTATAGCATCTGGTGGCATACACGCAAAGCGTGACAATGCATCCTGTGGATTTGTAAAGAATGCTACCTTAAAGTCATCAATCTTTCTAACTGGATTAACTTCCCACGTTGGCCTTCTTAATGCATAAACTTTTGGTATCTTGTATGAGACTATATGGTCTTCTTCCCACTGGATCTCAAACTCATTGCCTACTGTTCCGTCTGGAAGTTCTTCATCCATCTTAAACTTGTGATCACGGACTACCGTCTCTACCTCTGCAACAACAGCGTTGTATCTCTGTTGGATGTAGTCATTTTTATATCTAGGGAATGAGAGCAGAATAACTTTACCAAAGTCTGGGAAACGAGAGTCTACTGATGCACGATACATATCATATATAGCCGCACCTGTTTTTGCTTGGTCATGGCCTGTTGTGTTTTCAATTGCAAAGCCCGAGATCTCATCAAGGATAACAACTATAACGTTATACCCTTCCCAGGCTTCACGCTCAGAGTGGCCAGAGTGTACTGTTATTGCTTTATCAAACTTAACTTCCGAGGCCTTGTCGGTATACTTACCAGCAAACCAAGGTGACTTTTCAATTCTTGTTTTAAATCCTTTAAAGAATACGTTGCTTGCTTGCTGTGAGTTAATAGCAATGTTAATAATATCAATGCTATCCCCTGGAGGCTTTCCGTAATATGTAGCTGGATCTTTTAAGCACAATAGTAAATATACTATATAGGCAACTGCAATTGTTGAGCAGTAATCTTTTCCTGAACCTTTGCCAAGCTGAGCAACTACTTCATTAGCAGTTTGCTTAAATCTTATTCTTCCTTCTTCTTCTCCGAATAATTTGATAAGGGTTGAGTCTTTATAGATCTGCGAACTTTTTTCGATAAGCGTGTATTGATAGTCGGAAAGTTCTGGAAGCCCAAGGTATTCTGGACTTCTAACAAACGTTTTAAGATCGACTGGTTTTTCATCGAATTCCTCTCCGTCAAGCATATCGATAAGGTCACTGAAATCAAACGACATCGGCTTCCTCTACTGGGACTGACTCGATTATTCCAGTTATTTGGGACAATCTCTTTGCAACTTCCATCTTACACTTAGGACATGTTGATGTAGTCTCTTTTAAAATTTTAACAAGAAGATCTTGTTTGCGTTCTGTCTCTGCAATCTGTGATGCAATTTCATTATTCTCAAGTACGCCGATTGATTGAAGCATTGCAATTCTTTTAGTCTCTATGTCTGCAATAAGCTTTAATGCGCCAGACTTTATTCCAAGTTGGCCAGATTGATCTGCATCTTCTACAGTCTTCCACGCCTCTTTGATAAGCATGGCATAGTGTTGATCCGCCCCTGAGATAGCCTCTCGGGCACGATCTCTGATGTTGCTATCATTATGTACAACGTCTTTCCAATCATCGATTAGCTCGACAACCTCTTTGCGCTGTATTCCTGTAGTGGTGGCAATCTGTGTGGGTGTGCTTCCTTTTAGAAGTTCTTCGACAACCCTGTTCATTCTGTCAAAATGATCTGACAATTCTATTTCGCTCATTAATACAGTATACTTTCAGTCGACTAAAATGTCAATCAGAATCAGCCCTAGCAATCTTATATAGGACTAAGTATCCAATTAAATCGTCAATATCGTTATCTCCAGCAAAGCCTTGGTTGTTCTTTACCCTATTTAATTTATCATCAATACGAACTTTTAATTGCTCTGTTGAATCCGCCGTTGAAAATATCCTTGCTGGCTCAAGGGCAGAGTTGCCGTACGAGATATTCTTTTCAATTAACATATGTGCAATTTCATGGCATGCTCCCCAGATCTTATTACCTGCTGGTGCACCTACTGATCTTAAATATAAATCACTACAATTAAAATTGTTGACATCCCCAAATACCGCCTTTAGCATTACCTTCTCCTAATCAATTTAAACTGTTCTAGGTATCTCTGTATGGTCATAGCAGAGACTTTACACTCTTCGGCAATTTCTGTTACCGTTTTCTTTTGAACCACATATCTTCTATGCAGCCATTCTTTACTTTGATATAGCTTCATCGTTCCGTCAATATACTATTAGAATAATGTGCGATCCCGAATGAATCTGCAACATCAAAATCTGTTAATGATAAGTTATACTTCTTATTAAAGTAGTCAACCGTTCTTTGCTTACGCATATTGCGTAATTGATTTTGATACCAAGAGTCTGCGTATCCTGGATTCTTAAATCTAATAGCCGCCTTCTCTTCTTTAGTGGGGTTCTTGTTGCCTATGTAAGCCTGCCAAGAGGAAGGGGATATAGTTATAACCTTCGCACCTGTAGACATTAGTTCTGCAATAACAACTCCATAAACATATGATAGTTTAATTACAGCATCTGCAGACTTTACAAATACTGCACCTTCAACAACAATATAATCTGACTTAAGTTCATCTAGCATTAAAGACATCTTGACCTTTGCATTATGAATCTTATCATATATATCCTCGCCTGACAAGTTAATCTTACCCCACTTTAATGGGACATCGTTTTCCATCAAGCAAAAAGCAATAGAGTTAGTGGATGCATCTATCCCAAGAACTCTGCTTGCCTGTGTCTTCTTTAAACTAGCTAACGTCATTGATCATCCTAAATAATTTATTCTTTGTATCCGCATTTACAGTCTTCTCGCATGTTGAGCATAGATCAGTATTATTATATCTACTTAGCTGTGCCTTACACCTTGAACAAGGTCTTGCTGCACCATTTCTAATTGCCTTCTTCTCGTAATACTTTTCCATAATTCTTCTGTTTGTTGCAACACGGCAACACTCATCAGTACAGTATTTTTGATTATGAGTCTTTGGCTCAAAGTCTTTCTTGCATTCAGAATTAGCACAGATCATTTATTAAATACCGAAAACAAATCAATATCGACAGTGCCTACTGGACCGCCCTTTGCATAACACTCTTTCTTAACTGGGCAGTAAGTACAAGGCATCTTTGATTTAGTTGCACCTTCTGGTCTCTTGGGAAGATCTCCATTTTTAAAATTATCCCAGACTTCGCACATCCAGGCAAAGGTCTCCTCAATAATCCTTGTATTTTTTTCGTTCATAGAAATTGGAATAACTAGGATTTCTTGAGTATTCTTATTCTCATACAGGAAGAATCCTTCTTTAGCATTCTTTAGCTTCATGTAGGTAAGAAGTTGTAGCATGTGGTTGTCTGTAGGCTTCATCTCTGATTGTCTAGTATCCCACACCTCTTGCTTTGCCGTTTTAATTTCACCAATTACTGTCTCGCCATCGTACTCCATAATAAGATCTATGAAGCCTCTGATAGGAGGATACTCATTAATAATCTCTTCTTCTTCCGCTCTCCACTCTGGCATAGTAGAAATAAGCTTCTGTAGTCGCTCATGCGCCTGAGTTCCCTGTGCCATATTAGCAACAGCAACTGCATCGTTGTCATCAATAAAGACTGCGCCAGAGAATGCCATGTACCAGTATCTAGGGCACTTACCATGACCATAACCTAATGAACTTGGACTAAATGATTTCTTGGTCATCTCTCCGTCTGCTCGTTTAGTATTACGATATGACTCATCAAGCAACTGAGCAAACAACTCAGGATCAAAGAACTTTCCTGTGTGCTTTTTAAATTTAAGGTTCTTTACAATTTCTCTAGCCATTTATGAATTATACCTAACGACATACTTAAGTGCATCTACAAGTTTGTCTATGGACTCCTTTACTGAATAATATACGTTCTTTTTATTGTTATTTACCGTGCCTGCTTTATCCTTAGCAATAGTTGAATAGATAGAAGACATTACTGCAAACTTAGTTGACATTGCCTGTAGTTCCATAATAAGCATAGGAGCTTTTGCTGAAGGGACATCGGGGTTCATAAGAAGCTTTACAACAATGGCCAAAGCCTTATCCAGGTGCTCATCTTTCATAAACTCATGAAGGTCATTGAACTCTGTTATGTCGCTGATTAGCTCAAGAGTATTTTTATCTTGCGTCATTTTTAATATCCTTATCTAGTTTGTCTATAAATAAACCCAACGGGTATCCGATCAAAAACCCTATTGCAATACCGCAAATCAAAAACAATTCCATTATGCAAACCTTCCAACTAAACCATATCCCAGCCATAATCCAAAAATTCCCATGAGTCCAGCAAATACTGGTGGCGCTGGTACTGGCAACTTAAACAAAGCAAAAACAATGCCTACTCCTGCGCCTGTAAGTGTTGTTAGAAATACTTCTTTAATCATGGTTCTCCTCATAAAACTGAATCAGCTCTTCAAGAACTGACCACTCAATAATGCCTAGTCTAACCTTAGACTCTGCCCCGATAATAATCTTTAATGCTGGATGCATATCTCTATTTACCTTAAAGGTGTCTGTACAAATCTTTGCCCAGTTATCTTTATTTAAAGTAAAAGATGTTCCTGCTTCTTTGTAATCAACAAGAAACTGTTTCCATTGAGCATCACCTTTCTGGTAATCCCCTCTTCCGCTATTCTTCTGAGCTTTAGCCCCGTCACGTTTTACTTCTGATCTTTCTGACATTATCCGACCACATAAGAATTCTTATGTCCATCTGGGCATTCCCACGATATGGTCAAAGTAGATGCATCCCAAAAATATTCTGTAGAATCTTTTTCACACTTGTTGCAAGGCTTTGTTCCGCCTATTTTCTCAAGCTCTGGAGAAAAGATACGCTCTGGTTGATTAAGAAACTCATTAATGTTTGGCATTTATCTCGCCTATTAATTTGTCTACAACATCTGGATTTTCCTTTAAATACGCTACAGCCTTTGCACGTCCTTGAAAACGTTCTCCATTTACTGTATACCATGCTCCACCCTTTTCTACTATGCCGCACATTTCAGCAACATCTAAAGTTTCTCCAACACTGTCTACACCAAGAACGTTCCCTTGATAGTAGAAGTCGTATTGTCCCGATAGATTTGGGGGGCCGAGTTTGTTGTAATCAACAATCCAGTTAACTGGTCGTCCAACCCTTTGTTCAATGATCTTGTCGCCAACTTTAACCCCAGCCTTAATAGCATTCGCCTCAGCTTCAGACGACCAGAGTTTAATGACTGTGGAAGAGAAGAACTTGACTGCCATGCCACCTGTGGGGATGTGACTAGCATGCATAGATCCAAATTGATTTCGTTGTTGTGAGATGAGAACAAGTAGTGTGTTTTTGTTTGCATAGTTTAACATCTTGACTGCGTGGGTCATATCCTTTGCTTCAGCGCCGATTTGCTTAGTATCTTGCAAATCCTTCATTTCGTTTCCGTCTTTTTCAAAATAGATAGCAGGAAGCAAGGCTGAGATTGAATCTACTACAATCATATCAACTCCTGCGTCCATTAACTTGGTAGCAACATCAACCATATCATTAACAGTTTTTGCTGGTGAGTAAATAAGGGAAGAGGAATCTACTCCAAGTTGCTCTGCCCAAGATTGGTCGTAGGAAGCTTCTGCATCAATCCAAGCGCATGTCTTGCCTTCTTTTTGTGCAAGAGCAATCATCTGTAGGCAGAAAGAAGATTTACCAGCAGACTTATTACCCCATACGAGTACTTGTCTTCCGTAGCCTAGCCCTCCACGCAACGCAAAGTTTAATCCGATACTAGGAGTAAGTTGCTTTTCAACTTGGACATCCTGTGCAGACTGAACTCGTGCTCTTGTTTTTGGATCTAGCTTAGCTAAAATGCTGTCTATTTCTATTGTCATTTAAACTCTTTCTTTCCTATAGTATAGCATTAAAATAAATTTCCGTGAAGCCTTTGGCGTTCCTTATTTATATTCATTTTCTTTTCTAGAATTTCATCTAGGCTATGTAATACCTGTTCTTCATTTCTCATTGCAGCATAAATATCAAGTAGTCTAATTATTACATCGACCATTTCTTCTACAATGCTTTCGCTTCCTTTTGACTTTCTAATAGCCTCCAACACTTCAGTTACTTCCGAATGTACTAGGGCTAACTTATTACCGATCTTGTCATGGTTATATTCTCCATCCCAAAATCCTTTTTCTCTTGCGGTTTCATGAAGAATGGCAGACAAAGCGTCTAGACCATACTCAGTCAGAATCTGATTCGACTCCATTTTTCTCCCTTAAACTGAAAGTAAATGACGGGCCTTCCTCGTCATAATCTATAACTAAATCCTTATTACTCACATTGACATCCAAGAATCTAAGGGTCGGAACCGTTAGCTTTCCATGTTCTTCAAGTAGTGCAACTAGAACTTGATTCATACTAATTGAAGTAATTAAACCATCAACATCTTCTGTCATTTTATTTCCTTTACCATTAAGGTTCCATCATCCAAAGTCGATAGAACAACATTACACTTCATGCCTTCTCGCATCTTAGCAAGAGACATCTTATACATTGTTGGGAAAGCAATTACTCTAGTCAATTCTTTTTGTGCATTTGAAAGAATTATATGGCTCATTGTCTTGCCAGCCTTTGTTACGTATGGAGTAAAGTCTACTACAATATACTCGTCTTCGTCAAGGTCATACTGCTTCTTATATAGATAGTCTACAAATGAGTTGGACCCTGTTGGGTCAATCTCGCTAACCTTTACATAACGTGCAATTCTATTATCTCCTACAAGAATAAAATACATTTGGCCAGTCTCGATTTGAGTTTGCTCTGTATGGAATAGGCCAATCGATCCTGTTTCATCTACCAACTCAATACGTGCCCATCCATTACCACGCTTGATTGATTTAACCATGCCAAACATAACGAATGAACCTAAGTCCTCGAACTCTTCAATCGGTCTTGCTTGTGACTTAATACGTGGTGGAATTCCCTCTAGGTTGAATGTAGGTATGCCTAGATACTCGTAGTAACTATCTTTTTCATTTCCGCTTCTAGGGTTATCTGGGAATGCCGCCGCTCCGATTGCATTTAAAGCAGAGATGGCACGACTATTAATTCCGCTACCTTTCTTGGAAGCTTTATCGATAAACTCTGAATAAGAATTAAAGGGTCTCTGATCAATGATCTTGTTAGCAATGCTATCTGAAATAAACTTTACTTCTCCAAGACCAAATCGAATCGAGTCTTCCTTTAAAGAAAAGAATACATCTGATTCATTAATGTGCGGAAGTTTAATGCTAAGCTTTAGTCGCTTTGCTTCAATTAAATATTCCGTTCTCGCATCTTTGTCATTTTCGTTTTTAAGAATCGAGAACATAAATTCCAAAGGATAATAAGTCTTGAGCCAAGCAGTATAATAAGAAAGCATAGAGTAAGCAACAGCATGGGAACGGTTAAAAGAATACCCAGCATGAGCCTCGAAAGTATGCCAGAGCGTTTCGGCTTGCTTCTTAGAAATGTGTTTTGAAGCCCCAGCAATAAACCTATCTTTGAATTGGTCGAACTCTTTTGCATCTTTCTTCTTTCCAATAATCTTGCGGACCTTATCAGCCTCTGACCAAGTCATACCGCCCAGGTGTACGCATGCCTGCATAACCTGCTCCTGATATATAATAACACCATATGTATTCTCGGTAAAAGGCTTCATAATTGGATGAATAAACTGGACCGCTTCATCTCCGTGCTTACGTTTAATATAGGAAGCACCTACTGTATTCATAGCACCTGGACGAACCAACGCATTAGAAGCAGCAAGATCTTCAAATTTATCTACGCCCATCTTGATTAGCAAATTAGTATATGGGGTTGCTTCTGCTTGGAACACTCCCTTTGTATAGCCTTCACTTAGAACCTTATAAACATCTGGATCGTCAAGTGTTAACTCGGAAAGATTAATGTCTTTACCTGAACGCTTTTTAATTGAAGCAAGGGTATCTGAAATTACAGACAAGGTCTTAAGTCCTAGTGCATCTAGTTTGATAAGACCTATATCCGCAACCGTATCCATATCGTATGCAACGACAGGAATTCTACCTGATACTAAATCACTTGCATCAGCTCTTGATTCAACAGGAGCATACTTTCTCAAATCATCTTTTGCAACTACAACACCTGCAGCGTGTACGCCTACAGATCTAATTCTTCCACGCAGTCTATCTGCAAGCCATAGGACTTCAGGATACTTAGTTCTAAACTCTTTAGTGTTTGGTGAATCAACAAAGTCTTCGAAGGTATCAATAGACTTCATTGCACGGTTAACATCTGAAAGAGGAACCATAAATACACGAGCAGCATCTCTGATTACACCCTTATCCTTAAAATAAGTATATGTTGAAATAGATGCAACGTGCTTAAACTTCTTCTTTAAATAATCTTTAACTTCTTTACGACGACGGTCTTCAAAGTCTGTATCAATATCAGGGAAGTCATTACGTTCTGGGTTAATAAAACGGAAGAACAGAAGGTCATATTTAATTGGGTCTACATCTGTAATACCAAGCGCATAGCAGACCAATGAGCCTGCAGCGGATCCACGACCTGGACCTACCTTAATATCATTACCCTTTGCCCAGTTAATCATATCTGCTACAACTAGGAAGTATGATGCAAATGACTTATCTTTAATTACAGATAGCTCTTCATTAAGCCTGTCAATGTAGACTTGAGAGTCTGACATACCTAGCCTTTTAAGGCCCTCAGAGGCCATCTGAGCCAACTTCTGGTCGGCATCGGTCTTGGGTACAGGGAGCAGGTCTAAACCCCTGTTAAAATCGTATTCCTGAACTTTATCTGCAATCTCCATAGTATTCTCATATATATCTGTACGAGTAATTCCAGCCTTATTGAAATCAGCCTCAATTTCATCTCTTGATTGAATGAATAGATTGTAGTCTTGAAAGGATATTCTACGGTCTGGATATAGGTAATTTAGTCTTTCATTAATATCTTTAATCTGTCTAGACATTTCAAAATCAGCATCTTTATCCATCTTAGGAGATGTCGACAATATGAGCATTGCCTCTTCTAGGACCCTATCTTCTTCTTTAGCAAAGTGAGCATCTCCTGTTGCCACCGCCTTAATTTTAAGTTCATCCGCTAATTCTAATAGGGCAGAGTTAATTGGTTCAGGGTTATGGGATTGAACCTCAATATAAAAGTCTGGGCCAAATGTCTTCTTAAATCCTTCAAGTAAAGTTCTGGCCTCATCTAGACTGCCTCTATCAATAGCCTTACTAATTAATCCATTAAGACATCCACTCAGAACAATGATGCCTTCGCTATATAGATCTAATACTTCTCTATCAATTCTAGGCTTATGATAAAAGCCTTCGTTCCAAGCAAGCTCTTGGAGAGTATTGATATTCTCTAATCCCTTTTTATTCTTTGCTAACAGGATGATATGGTTATACGCTTGAATAGATTTGTCTGTCTTTGAAGCCTTGTCGAATCTATCTGTTGGAGATATGTAGGCTTCTACTCCAAGGATTGGCTTGATGCCTTCTTCTTTACACGCAATTTGCATTTCACGGTGTGATGATAATGTTCCATGATCTGTAATTGCTATTGCTGTTTGTCCCGCCGCTTTTGCTGCTTGAACAAGTTCGAGGGGAGAGTTAAGTCCATCCATTAAAGAATAGTAGGAATGCACATGTAGATGTGTAAATTTCATTTAACTCTCCGCCTCTTAACCTATTACCAGTCTACGCTACTTGATGAGGTAGACTCTTCGCCACTATTATTTTCACCAGCAAAAAATGCTTCTTGCTCTGTGTATGGCATGTCACGCACTGCTGTATCCTCAAGCTGATAAAGCTCAAGTGATGAACCATCAAATGGTGTTTCATCTTTTGCAAGCGGGATAATTGTGTAACTTGTGTCTGTCTTTGTACCAGTACGCTTGATGCGCCACATTAGGTTAGTAATGCTTCCCATCTCTCCAGCATACTCAATAAGTGTTGGTGTGATTGTCTTACCACTCGAACCCTGAGACAAGATTCCTACATAAGGATCTTCCTTGCCATCATCTACAAGAACATTAATGTAAAGTCGTGAACGACCCTTCCATCCTGCCTTGTAATCCTTGCGGTGTTGTTCGCAACCGTAGCACTTACCTTGGTCTTCCATTGTGCATAGGGCCTTACGGCGATAGTCTTTTGGATTTGTGTGTTCTACTGCAATAAATCCAAGACCTAGTTTTTCATTGTAGGTAGGTGAGTCTGGATCAAGTTCTTGAAGAAAACGAACTTTAACGCTTTCTGCATCCTCTAACTTAACCCAACGAGCCTTTGTACCGTCTCCACCTGAAGACTGTGGCTTGTCCATTACTTTGTTAAGGTCTTTCAACCCTCTTACTATTCCCACGTTTCCTCATTTCATATAGTTGATGGTGTATATCCATCTTTAGTTTGTTTTTATTATGGGGTCCAAGATCTGTATTCTATGTCTGACACTGCATTTTTAATACAGCTTTTAATTTCTTCGTCAGTCATATCACCAGCATCTTTTGCATCATGTGGATATATCTTACCATATTCATGGGAAGCCCACAAGAGGTCTTTATTTTTTAATCTATTGGCTATGCTCAAGCCTAGCTCTCTGCCAGCCAAATCTGCGTCTGTCATTACAGTTATTTTATTAAAATATCTATTTAAAAGCTTTTGCTGTTCTGTGGACAATATACCGCCAAGGACGGCTACTACATTTGGAAACCCAGCTTGATGTATTCTAATTGCATCAAAGTTGGATTCAACCACAATAACATTCTCACCAATTTTCTTTGCACGATGAACGTTAAATAATGTTTTGCTCTTAGGCAGGTTGGTGCTATTTTTAAATGACTTGCCCTCGATTGATCTTCCCACTAAACCTATTGGTGTTCCGTCTGGACTATGCACAGGAGTAATAACCATATTCATTGAAGTAGAATATCCTAATCCAAAATGGTTCATAGAATCCTCATTAATACTTCTTGATTTAAGATAGTCTTTTGCGCTTTGGCTTGCTAGAAGATCTGTATGAAGTCTATCTAAAGTCTCTTGGGAAAATTCTTCGAAGTCTGGCTTCTCTTCAAACATATTTGCCATAATCTCATCAAAATTATTAAGAGCGGCTTGCTCTTGTGTTGCAATAAATCTAATTGCTTCAAAGTCATTCTTGTGTAGCACACGTCTAACTAACTCAGTTAATGTTCCAGACTCTCCACATGATGGGTTAAAGCATAACCATGCACCTGATGATTTGTTTATGCAACAGCTTGCAGTGTGTCTATTAGAATGAAAAGGGCAGTAGAACATAACCTCATTGCCTGGTTCCGCAACTACATCTAAGCCTAAAGCTTTTATTACTGACTTGATATGGTTGGGCGCATATTGCGTGGAATCAATTTTCCTTGCGTTATACCCTCTGATAGCCATGCCTTCTTCTTTCCTACGTATACTCCGTAGAGTGTCATTAAGAACACCCACGTTTGTCCGTCAAATTGTACTGAAAAGTTGGTGTCTATGTCAAGCACTCTTACATAGCCCTTGCTTCTCATGTCGTGGACAAGCATGCTTTCGTACTGGTATTTTAATCTAGGTATACCAGAGTCGTCAGCAAACTCAACCCTTAC